CGTTGGTTTGATATATAAGTATAATTAAATATGTAATACTCCATTACATATAGGCGACTGGTATGTTAGATAGACTGGTCGCCATTAAAGAGTAACAAAATAAATATAAAGGTAGGTGGACTGTTTGAAAGACAAGAAGGTAGCATATAGGAGACTGAAGTGTGAAAAAGCAATGCTTAATAGAGGTATGACAGCAGCGGAGACATCTAGGGAGTGTCAGAAGAGGGCAATACAATTGGGTTATAATTGTACATTTAATGACAGGTCTGTAGCACAATATATTAATTGTGATAGCGATTTTAGTAGGAATAGACTGTACATATTAGCAGACGTGTTAGGGGTTAGGGATACTAAGGAGATAGATGAGAAATTTAGAGAACCTAAAGTAAGGTTTATTGGACTTCCATGGGTTGGTGAGTTTGGTAATGTCGCTCCTGATATAAACTTAGAATAACAATTAAATAAAATAATGTACAAGCACATCTACATGATGTGCTTTTTATTGCGCGATGGAGTGGGGATACGGTGTCGATAAGCGTGCGTTAGTTTAAAACTAAATTAACATTTTAAAGGTTAAAGTTATAAAATAAACAACATGACATTTCTGGTGGTGAAAACTTGCTTTTTAGTGAGATTTGATATATAATCTCTCCAATGAAGGTATTATTTGGTAATAGAGGGGTGAGGTGATGGGGAGGTCTAATAAAAAGAAAGAGCGTAAGAGTATTACTAAAAAGCGTGAAATGTATAATCGTATGGGCATTGAGTGTGAGAGTCAATGTAATGATGATTTATATTTAGAGTTAAAGGATAATGGGAAATATACAGATTTCCTAGCATTGATAAAGTATTGTAGCTCAGAGCAATTAACTATAGAGCAAACTTGTGAGAAATTAAACATATCGTTTTCATTCTACATAAAGGATAAACCTATAACAGTTGATAGATTTAAGAATATGCTTCAATGGTATCGTGAGGTAGCAGATGCTTGGGCATATGGTACTGGTGGAACTAATATAGAGAAAATGAAGATTAAAGAGAAAGCAACTGATATTATTTTAAACATGGAAATAGGTTTATTGGAGTCAGAGAAGAGATTGGCTGATGTATCAGATAAAAGAATGAAAGCAATAGAGTTATTTAATAGGATGTATAATAAAGACTACCAAGATTTCTTAAATGCTAAAGTAAATAATAATGGTGCAAATGGTGGAATTAATGTAAGCATTGACTTCGGTGGGGAAGTTGGCGAGGGGTATGAATAATATAAACAACATTAAAATAAATATGGACGAAGCTGTATGTCCAGTATATAAAAAATTAGTTTACAGGGCATTAAAGGACGAAGTAGACGAGATAGTACTTAAGGGTGGTCGTAGCTCAATGAAGTCAAGTGCTTTATTGACTATTGGGATATTAAAAGTATTATATACTAAGCGTAGTGCAATATTTATAGTAAGACATGGAAACGCTGTTAAGAAGAGATTAATGGCACCGATAAAGAAAGTTTTACGTAGGTTGGGTATCTTATCAGCATTTAAAGAAAATAAATCTAATAATGAGTTTGAGTTAATAGGTTATCCTGGAGTTAAGATACAGTGTATAGGTGCTGATGACCCTGATAATATAAAGTCTATGGCAAGTGAAACAATAGAGAGTTACTGTTTTGTGGGCTTTGAGGAGGTAAATAACTTTAGAAGCTTGCAAGATGTTCTAAATATACAAGCAACATTTATAAGAGCAGATAACAGTGAGCATCAGCTGGTAATGTATGCTTTTAACCCTAAAAGAGTACAGAACGATTGGTGTAATAATGAGTTCGATAGAGAGTGTGGAAAAAGCTTAGGGTTTAAGACTAATGTAGTCGTAGAAAGGTTTAATAAAGTTCTTACATACGAAGTTAATGGTGTTATGACAGATATGGAATTAGATACAAAACGTGTTATATTCCATTCTACAATATATGATATAATAGAGTGTGGTTGGGTAAGTAAGATAGGCTTAAAGACAGTAGCTGATGCAGAAAAACTTAAAGAGAAGGACCCAGCTACTTTTAAGTGGATGTGGCTTGGTGCAAATGTTCCTATTCCTGGTGTTAGAATATTTAGTAACATTGTGGAGTGGGATGGAAACAGAGATACTTGTTTCGACGAGTTAGGCTTAGATGAGGTTTATAGGGGTCTAGACTTCGGGCAAGGTCAACATTATTCAGCATATGTTGAGGCAATGTTCGACGAAGAGAATATGATAATATACCCTATAGCTGAATATGGTGAGATTGGTGTAGACTTTAGAAACTTCTGTAAGGAAGTACTTAAAGTAAATAAGTATAACTTCCCAATAAAATGTGACTATGCTACTGTATTAGCTAGAGAGCAATGTGAGAAATATGGACTTAACTTAGAGAGTTGTTATAAGCCTGAAAGAGAGATGCGTTATAAATACTTTAGTGACGATATTAAATATATTTATATAAATCCTGAACTAACGCCAATGTTATATAAAACATTAAAGGCAGCGGAGTATGTATTAAACGCTCAGGGGGATATAACAAGTAAGCCGAGTAAAGAAAATGATGACTTTATAGATGCATTTATGTATGCATTTAGTGATGTTTTAAGAAACAGATAGTAGGAGGTGTTGACGGTGGATGTAATATCATTAGGTAGTAGCTTTGATGGAAAAGTAAATACAAATTTTGATATGTTAAAGCCTGGTGCTCAACTTATTCCTACAAATGTAAAAGAGTATTATAGACGATTTAGATATGAGAATAAGCTATATATGGGTACATATAACGATGGTATAACATTAAAAATATCTTGTATAAACTCTAGAAATGAGGTAGTAGAGAATGAGATACCTTATAGGGTGCTAACAGTTAACAAATTTAAGCTACTGACAGATAAATCAGTTAGCTTAGTGTTTGGTGTTGGTGATTTTGATTATAAGGGTAGAACAGCAGAGCAAACAAAACTATTAAGAGATTTAGTTGAGAAAACCCATTGGATTGATAGCTTTAGAGAAAGTTATGAGATACTTATGAAAAATGCTAATTGTATATTAAGAACAAATAAGTATGGGGTTGATGCCTTAGATCCTACTAGGGGATTCTTAATAGTAGACGAACATGACAAAAAGAAAGTAAAGGCTATAGTATTACATGAGATACTAAAGTATAAGGGTAATGGCGTTGGACAAGACTATGTTAGGTTAGAACTACATACAAACGGGCACTTAGCAGAGAGGGTTTATAAGTTTAATAATGGAATTTTGGGTGAGCCAGTAAATTACAAGTATAGGGGTAGAAAGATACATAAGAGTGGAAATTATTACAAACTTCCTGTTAGCAATGTATCAGCAGCCCAGTGGATGGCTATAAATAAATCTAAAGACCCATCGGGTATTATAGGTAAATCTGATTATTGGGATATATATCCATTAGTAATTAAGGCTGAAGAGCTATTATCTATTGCATCTATGACTGTTGAAACTGGTGCTAAACCATTATTAGCTACTGCAAATAAGTTAGTAAAGCCTGATGAAAAAACTGGTGGATATAAGTTATCTAGGATAGAGGACATTGGGTACAGTATCATTCCTTTACCAGAGGGGGCTAGCCCTCCTACATTTGTAACTAATGCAAATAATCAGTTAGAACATAACAGAGCATTAAGGGAAGATATTGAGGCTCATATATACGAGCTTATGGAGATGAATAAGAGCTTCCTACAAGGTAGTTACAAAGGTAACATTGATGTTGATACATTAAATACAATCATGGGTGGTTGTATTGACAGAGCGGAGAGACATTGGTGGGAAGTGTATTATAAAGCTAAAAACAGTTTATTCTTGCTAGCTCGGTTAAATGGGCTAGATATACAATATGAGGATATAGAAATAATAAGTAACATTGGTATTAATAAAGACCAAAAAGAAGTGGCTGAAATTAGTACTGAATTAATAAACAACAAGGTACTTAGTAAAGAGACAGTAAGAATTAAATATTTTGGCATGACTAAGGAACAGTCAGATGCTGAAGAAAAACAGATTGAAAAGGAGAGTGGCGTTAATGAAATGGGCTGATTTACTTAAAAAACTGGGTGTATCGCTTGAAGATGATGTTCCAACAGTTGATGAAGATGACAAAGATGCTAAAGATAAGAATAAGGATGATAAGGACAAAGGCGGAGCATCTGAAAAAGATACTAATAAAGAAGATGAAACAGGTGATACTGGTGATACTGGTGATACTGGTGGGACTGGTGATACGGGACCAGCAGTAGAGGCAGGTTGGTTTAATTTAGAGACATTAGAAATTGATGAAACCAAGATACATAATGATGAAGTACTTAAAGCTGTTAAGTTAATTAAAGAACAGCTAGAGGAAAAGAAATTACAGGCAGATATAGATGCTAAACTAACAGAGCATTTAAAAGGTAGAAAGTTAAATGTTAAAATTGAAACAATTAAGAAAAACCTTGACTACTCTAAAATTAAGAGGGGCGAGGACGGAAAGATTGAAGGCATATTAGAGGCTATTAAAGAACTAGAGAAAGATGAACCTGGTTTCTTTAATATAAATGGTGGGCAAGATAATGAAGAAGATGAGTATGAGGATGAAGATAATCCTCTATTCGAAGCATTTAATCCTACCGGGGACACAGATAGCAATGGTGAAATAACATTAGACGAGGCATGGGCCGATTTACGTCTAAAATAAGAAGGGAAAGGTGAAAAAATATGATCTTATCAGAGGTGCGTGGACAGAGATTCTTCAGTGAAGGCAGATATGCTCCTAAATTTGATAATCGTGCAACTATGGAATTTGAGAGATCATCTCAGGTTGTACAGGCACAGAACTTTGTGCCTTTAGGTAAGGATTTAGGTGATGGTGCTAGGGGTAGGTCATTCGAAATTATAACAGACGAGGGTGGTCTTTCCCCTAACAGAGATTATTATGGTAAGGTTAACCCTACCATAGTTGACTCAGTTACTAAAACAGTTTATATGGGTAATAACGCAGAGACTATTCCTATTGATCAGAATCAGTTACGTATCCATGGCAGCAGAGAGAAGGATAGACAGCTAGCTTTAGCAATTGCTAGATTGCAAAAGACTTTTGTATTTAAGCTATTTAACGCTGATACGACAGCAATTGATGAGACTGATAAAATTAACAATCCAGCAACTACTAAGAAATATGATTATGATGGATGGAAGAGATACTTCGATTTACATCCAGCTCAGGTAGAAAATACTCCATTACGTATTGGCGATATTATTAATAACGTTAATATGAAACTTGAAGCTAATGAGTTCTTAAATGATATACTTAGTAGAGTAGATGTTAATGGCTTAGATGGTGAGATAATCTATACAAGTAGAAAAGGTAAGAACATTCTTAAATCCCTTGATAGTCATAAGGTTGATTATAATGGAATGTACAAGTTTACTAGAACAGTAACTACTTGGGAGGGTATTCCTATTGTAGAGGTTCCGGAGTCATTAATTCCTCAGGCATGGAAAGAGAAGGGCGAGTTTGTATTATTTGCTAACCAGGACGCAGAGGCTGGTGCTAGAATTATGATACCTGAAAACGGAGGTTTAATTGTAACTCATAAACCTGCTAACTTAGGTTATACTATTGAAATTCCTATGGATATGACATTTGCTCCTGTGTTAATTAATAGTAAAATCGCTTCCTTATGCTTCATTACTATGAATAAACAAGTTGAGGAGCCTGAAGAGCCTGAAGATCCTGAAGATCCTGAAGATCCTGAAGATCCTGAAGATCCTGAAGATCCTGAAGATGAATAGTGGTTTAATTCTTTGTTCATATTATAAAGGGGCTCATTAGGAGCCCCGTCCTCCTAGAGGATAGTAATACTTTAATTAAATTGTTGAATAATGGTCTTTGTGTTATAAAGGGGGTACAGTAGACTATGAATATAGCTGTAGGAGAGATGGTATACGAAAACTGTTATTTCGATATACCCCGTGCAGATCAAATAATAAAAAGTGAATTCGTCAGTGGAGATGAAATAAGAGTCTACTGGGATTCCTTACAAGATAAAAATGAAGATAAGGCAGTACTTATTAAGAGGGGAACCCGTCAGATAGACGGATGTTTATTTAGAGGTAAAAAAGTAGACTCAAGTAATAAACTTCAGTTCCCAAGATATATTGATGGAGTACTTGTTGAATTACCTTATGAGTTAGAAATTGCTGTTTTAGAGCAGGCTATTAGAGAGGTTGTAAATAGTCATAAAGAGGAAATTATACTACAAGAATTAGGTGTAAAGTCATACGGAACAGAGGGGTCAACTACTAGTTTTAACAACAGGGGAAGTAAGAACGTAAGGCTTTCTAATGGTATATACGAAGATATATATTACAAATATATACAAAAATGGACTCTATAGACTTGGGGGTGTGATCGTATGGCTAACATCGAGGAGAGGGTAGCTAAGTTGGAGGTAAGGTGTAACGAACAAGACAGACGACTTAACAATATGGATAATTTAGTGACATCAGTTGCTAAAATAGCAGTAAATGTTGAGGGTGTACAGAAGGTTGTAAACAGAGTTGAAGATAAGGTAGATACAATGGATAATAGACTGTTAGAGGTGGAAAAGAAACCTGGAGCAGTTGGACTTAAGGCTTGGATATACGTAATTGTTGCTTTTGGTGGTGGCTTTTTAGCTTGGATATTAAATCAAATTGATATATTTATAGGAGGTTAGAGTATGAAAACAAGTTTAATAGTTAACTTCTTTACTACATATTGGTTGGATTTAGTAATAGTAGCAGCTGTTGTATTATTATTTTATATCATTAAAAAACTGTTGATACGGTTTGATAAGAACAATAAAGTAAAGAATATAATCGTTCAGTTATGTATTGAGGCAGAGAAATACTTAGGTGGTAAGACAGGGGAACTTAAGAAGAAGCAAGTAATTGCTTGGTTTAGGGCAAGATATCCATTTCTTAGTGCCTTTATAAGTGAGCAAATGCTATCCAGTTTAATTGATAATATTGTAGTATACATTAATAACTACTTAACAGATAATAATGCAACATTAGATGGCTCAATTAACGACAGTAATGTAACTATAAGGATACAGGGAAAATAACAAGTTTATGAATACTATATGTCCGATGGATAAGAAAGGAGCTGGATTATATGTGGGATAACTACAATGAAGAAGTGAAGTATACTGAACATACTGGTAAGAGAGACAAATTTAATAACCCAGTTCCTTCTAAAGAAATATATGTGAAAGTCAGGTTTATAAAAGGTTACGACACATATGTACCAACTGACAGTGGAACGATTACGGTGTATAAAAGAGTATACAAGTCTCCTATACAGATGGTGGTAGGGGGAACTATAAATGATAAACTTGTAATTAAGGAAGTTAGTCCAGTTATGGGACATGGAAGTCTAAATAATAAGGTACATTACTGGAAAGTGACGGTGGTGTAACATGGCATTTAATAGAAATGACAGCCTCTTAGATATATATTTAGATGCTGTAACAGTATTATTTAATACTGATGGTGGAAGTATAGACTTTGAGTGGATATCTAAAGAATTAAGAAATGTGGTAACAGAGTTTAACAACAATACAAAACATTTAAGAAATAACGTAGAATTAAAGGGCAATTTACAAGAGACAAAGAACCAATTAAACATATTAAATAAAACAAAGTCGAAAGCAAATGTACTCGATGAAAAGATATTAACAGATAGATTCGAGGAAATTACAGATAAATTAGATTTAAGTACAACTAGCATAAATAAAGCAATAAGAGCAACTAAGGAGCTTGTATATGACCTAGATAGTGCTAGGGAATGGTACAAAGAGTTACAAAAAGTATTAAAGAAAATGCAACAGTTAGAATTAGGGAGCATGGAAGCCTTAATTGAGATAGGAAAAGCAATATTAGGTAGAGCAGTAGAGTTATGTCCTATTGATACTGGGGCTTTGAGGAGTTCTGGTAGTTTACTGATATACGATGATTATATAGTAATTGTGTTTAGTGCTCCTTATGCTACATATGTACATGAGAATATGAGCAATTATCACCCTATTGGTAGAGCGAAGTTTTTAGAGATAGCTTTACAAGAGTTTATGCCAGACAAGATGGTATGGGTGGAGCTCGAGGGTACTGGAATGGTGTATGCAAAGATAGGATTAGATAAATCAGTATTATATAAACATTAGGGAGGGGGTAAGTATATGGAACGGTTATATGCAGCAATTGAAGCAAAGTTAGGGGATACTTATCCTGTGTTTATTGAAGATATGCCACAAGAGGAAACTGATATAATTGGAATATTTTTATATCCAGCTAAGAGTGATAGAAGAGATTTAGATGGAACAGTGAGTGAGTGTATTAAGGCTCATATAGAAATGAATGTTAAAAAAGGTGCAGACATATTTAAGGCCTTAAACTTCTTAAGAGATTTTGCAGATAAAATGGAAACAGAGGAGAGCGACGTAGAAGGTTGTGATTTTGTTTATTGTGAATATCAGGCACCTAAGGCATATCCGATGGGTAAAAAGGATTACAACGTGCAAAAATGTGCGTGTAATATATATATTGAGTATAGATTATATTAAAGAAAGGTGTAGGTGAGCATATGGCAGGGAATAGTGCAGTAATAATTAAGGCCGGTAATACTGACTTTTACATGGCTGAAGGCTTAGACGCAGTATTAACCCCAGCAGACAGGTACAGATGTTATTCTGTAGGACAGCAAACTAAAGATTATGAAGAGGTAGAAACAACAGATCTTGACTCTACGGCTGTGGATACAGATGCTGGTTTACCTGATGAGGGTACAATCGAAGTCGTGCAGAGAATTACTAAAGATGAGCTTACAAAACAAAGAGCTCTTAGCGGTAAAGAAGTGACTTTCGGACTAGTAGCTAGAAACAAGGACGGTGAAGAAGTAGTAGGTTTAGGTGGTAATGGTTGGGTTAAGACAGTAGCGTTTAATGGTTTTACTGTTGGTGGACTGTTAGAAGTTACTACAACCATAAGAATTAAGGGATCTCTTGGTGATTTCGAAGCACCAGTAGAGGGAACAGTAGAGGAGCCAGAAGAGGATTAAGATTAATTAAAGTAACCTAATATAGTAATTGGGCATCAGTAAAACTGGTGCCCCTATTTGAAAGAGGAGGTTTAATATGGCAAGAAAACTAACAACTAGGTTTTTAAGTTATAACATAGTACAATTTGAAAAAAAGACAGGTAAAGGTGTAATGGATCTTTTAAGTATTGATGAGCCAACAGGTGAATTTGAGACAGTAATAGATGAAAACGGCAATGAGAAATTAGTACCTATAACAACTTTGAAATTAGGTAAGCTAATTGATTTAATTAGACTAGGCAATCCTATGGATATGAATATACCTGACAAAGAAAAGGCTGAAATGGCGGCTTATGAGAGATTTGACAATTATTGTTTAGCTGACGAGGAAAATGGTATCATAACAGCATACTTTGATATATTAGAGGAATTCGATAAAGACTTAAAGTTGCTTACAAATGCTGGAACAAGCGTTAAAGCAATGAGAGAGGAATTCCTTGCAAACAGAAAGAAAGAAGTAGACAAGTTAATGAATACAGTTAAAGAAAAAGCTGACAAAGAGATAGAGGCAATTAGACAGGCAGAAGCGGTTGAGGAGACAGCAGAGGTTGAAACAGAATAGTGGAGACAGCTATTGGGGCTGGATGTAGCAAGGGAATTAGTGTTTTCAGCATTAATTCCCTTTTTTTGAAAGGGGCAGTTGAAATGTTGGTCAGGAGATATTATGTTAGCGACATTAGAAAATATGAAGAGGAAAATGGAAAGTCGATTATAGACTTATTTAATAGATTAAGTTTTGATGGTCTTATAGACCTTATAGTATTAGGAAATGCAAATTGTACAGTAGAGATGGCTTGTGAGATGTTAGATAACTACCTACAAGATAACAAGATAGAGGATGCATACAAAGAAATAAGAGACTGTTTACTTGGTGTAGGTGAAATTGAGGGTACAATAGAGAATGGGATAGATGTAACCCAATATAATAATATAACAGATATTTATCAGAAGTTCTGCATGGATTTAATGAGTATGGGTTTAAATTACTCAGAGTTTTGGAGTTTAACTACTGTAGAGATGTATAAGTTATTTAAAAGTATTATATTAAAAGTAGTAAATGAAATTAATAGACAATTGTATGTGAACCATATACAAGCAGGTGAGATAGGGGCAGCATTTGCGGGTAAGTTAGAAAAAGAAGCTCCTAGAATAAGCTATGGTGAAGAGGCAGAGGCTAAAGAGGTATACGTTGAGGGCGTAGGAGAAGTAGACCAACAAACATTAAGTAATATTATAGAACTTGAGACATTAAAGGATAAGTTCGGTAGGAAAGGATAGGGTGATGTTTAATGGCAGGTATAGATAA